TAGACCTTTTAACCCGTACGATTATCAGCCGCGAGGTTTATCACATAAGGATGGCCAACGCCTTAACCTTATGATTCGCAGTATGAATATGAATAACAAAATTCATGCGCATTTACTTCATCATTTTTGTTTGCATTTTAATGATAACTGCAACTAAATGAATAAGTTAGAGTATATTGATCACTGTTGGGACCTTGTTGAGCAATTCATAGAGATAGATTCACAGAAATATGGAGAGTATATTCGCAAACAGGTTGATAAATTTAAGCAATGGACAGAAGATTCACGGTATGAGTTTAGGGCAGAAGAGGTTGATAAGGTTTTTCGATTTTGCTCCTACATACGCATTCAGTTAAAAAATAGCTACGTACAATTCCCGATGTTGCCGTACCAAGCATTCTTTTTGGCGCTTATATTTGGTTGGTATTTGACTGATACAGAGACCCGTAAGCACCAAGAGGCTTTAATTTTTATTGGAAGAAAAAATGGTAAAACTGCCTTCAGCGCATTGATAATTTTATATGGTTTTATGAAAGATGGTGTTACCGATCCGCAAAGTATGTTACTGGCGATGAATGCGAAGCAAGCGAGCAACGCTTTGAGATACGCAAAATCAATCATATATCACTCCCCAGCGCTTTTAAGGCGACTTCACCCGCAAAGGTATAAGATAGTAAGCAAAGATAGAAGTGATCAAGGATTCATCGAGGTGATGTCTACGGTTGAGCCGGAAAGGCTTGAGGGATTTTCACCTTCGATGTGTATTTTGGACGAGATAGCGCATATGGAGAGCAACAAGGCAGAAGATGTTTATAATTCAGTTAAAAATGGTACCGGAGCAAGAAAAAATCCCTTAACTATCTTAGCTACGACCGCTGGAACTAAAGATAATCAATTCATTACAGAGCTTTTACAATATTATCGTGATGTATTGGATGATAAAATAGAGGATAAAGGTATTGCCGGCCTTATATTTCAGCCGGACAAAGAAGATGATTTAAATGATGAAATTGCGTGGAAAAAAGCAAACCCGGCGATTGGGACGATCACTTCAATGGAAAGCATAAGAAATTCATATCAAAAAGCAATAAATTCAGCGAGCACAAGGACGTACTATCAATTTTTAACGAGGAGGGTTAATGTATTCACCGAAGAACCTACTAACTGGTTGGATCCCTTTAAGTTAAATGAATGTTTCACCGAACTAAACATAGAGGATTATAAGGGCCGTGAGGTCTTCATAGGGATAGATTTATCAGTAACTAAAGATTTGAGCGCGATTGCTTTATGTTTTGGAGAAGAGCGAGAGGTGGATATTTTTGTTTACTTCTTTATGGCGCACAACCCGAACAACCTTTTAAGGAAAGGAAATTTCGATTTAAAGCCTTTTATTGATACATATATTCATCGCAGTGATAATGATGTTGTGGATTACAAGGCGATGCTAAATAAGCTAATAGAGATAGACAACGATTTTCAGGTGGTTAAATTGCTTTACGATCCTTATAACGCACCGTATTTTATTCACGATGTACAGGAAAATACAGAGATTTTTTGCGAGAAATATGCGCAAACGCCCTTAAAATTTAATGTACCTTTAACGTTCATACAGGATGCCGTTGCAACGAAAACTATTCGCTTTGATATAAACCCCGTGTTAAGATGGAATTTCACGAATGTGGTGGTTTCTTCTATGGACAGCAACGATAACGTTAAGATAAATAAACGAAAGAAAAAGGACGCCGTGGATGGTGTCGTTGCCGCTACGCAAGCCGTTGGTGGCTTTATTGAGTATACGAATGCAGTTTACGATGCTACTTATTAAAAACAATATATAAAATATAAAAATAAATCATTATTCATGTCAAGATTTAGAAATGCGTGGGACGCACTTTTTGCAATGAACGCCCCGATTTACGTCGGCACGAATGAACAGTATAGAGAGGTGAGAATACCGGAGATAATAAGCGGCAACAAACGCTTTGATTTGGCTTATTCAGATCAGATTGCAACGGTTTATACTTGTTGCAAGATATATGCAGATTCAGTTTCGAGGATGCCTTTAAACGTGATAAAAGGCAACGTTAATGATAAGTCGAAGTTGGTTGATAAAAGCAATTATCTTTATCCTTTACTTCATTTTCAGCCTAACAACTTTACAACAACGCCTAAGTTTTTTCAGACGTTGGAATATCACAGACAATTACATGGAAATTCATTTGCAAGGATTTGGCGTGATGGAGCTGGTCGTGTTACAAGATTAACAATACTATCACCTTCGCAATTTATTGGTACTAAAGAAGTTAGGGGACAATTATATTATATGTTTGAGGAGAAGGATGAGAATGGTAAGCAAATAAGCAAAAAAACGTACAACGCAGAGAATATTCTTCATTTTTACAACGTTTCGAAGGACGGTATTGTTGGTGTTTCGCCTTTAACAGCCTTAAGAGCAAATTTATCAACAAACTGGCAGGCCTATCAGACTATAGATAACCTTTATAAGGATGGTTTAATGACGACCAAGGCCCTTAAATATCCTAACTTTATACCTAACAAGAAGGCTCAGAAAGAAGGTGTTAAACAGTTTCAGAGTGAGTACGCAGGATCAAGAAATGCGGGCAAATTAGTAACCTTGCCGGATGGTGCAGACCTTATAGATTTAACAATGAGCGTACAGGATGCGGAATTTATTCAGACAATAAAATTTAATAAGAGTGATATCGCGAGCGCTTTCAGGGTACCTTTACATATGGTGGGATTATTGGAGGCCAGCAAATTTAATTCAGTGGAAATGATGGGGCTGGAATTTCTTAATCAAGGTTTGGGTGACGTACTTAAGATGTACCGAAGCGAACTGGAATCAAAATTGCTCTCGATGGACGAAAAAATGAATAAATTGCTTTCTTTGGAATTTAATACAAACGCGATGTTGGAATTAGACTTTAAAACAAGGATTGAAGGCTATAAGTCGTTGATACAGAATGGTATAATGACGCCTAATCACGCAGCGGCCTTAGAAAATTGGCCAACGTATAATGAGGGTGATAAACACTGGAGACCAGCGAACTTTCTTTTACAAGAAGATCCGCCTAAAGTTTAATAAATAAAATAAAGAGGAAAAATGGATAATTTAGAAAAAAGAGTTTTAACGCTTAATAATGATATACAATTTAGGGCCGTTGAGGAAGATGGCAAAAAATTCATTGAGGGTTATGCTGCGGTATTTAATAGCAGATCAAAACTTATCATGGAAATGGGCGAATTGTTTTATGAGGAAATTGAGCGTGGTGCTTTCGCAGATGTGCTTGAGGAAGATGGGCTCGATGTTTACCTAACATTCAATCATTCAAGGGATTACATAATTTCAAGGACCGTTAATGGAACTTTACAATTAAGCGAAGATGATACCGGCTTATGGTTTAGGGCAGAAATACCTAACGTTTCTTATGCAAATGATACGTATGAGTTGGTTAAAAATGGAACTTTTTTCGAAAATAGTTTCGCCTTTGCTGTTGATTCAGATGGCTTTAGGTGGAGTGAGACAGAAGATAATATACCTTTAAGAATAGTAAATAAAATACGCAGATTGGTTGATGTTAGCGTGGTTACAAAAGGGGCGTATGCAGATACAACCGTGGCCGCTCGCGAACTTCAAGAGTACAGGGATTCGGCGGATGAAACCGCTTCGCAAACTGGAAATGAGGAGGACGTACCTAATATGGACGAACAAGAGCGTATGAAAATGAAAATAAAATTTTAAGAATATGAAAATTTCAGAATTAAAATCAAAAATCGCAGAGATTGAGGCACGTCAAGTGGAAATATCAGCGATGGAAGAACTTACCGACGAAGTGCGAAGTGAGTTTGAGAATATCTCCGATGAAAAGAGGGGATTAGCCGCAGACCTTAAGATAAAAGAAGTGGCAGAGAATATCAACTTACAAGAGGCTCAGAGAGAAATCGTTGAAGAGCCTAAAGAAGAGTCTTTGGATTTAGTTTCAGGACTTCGTGAGTTTTTCAGTACTGGACAGGCTCCTAAGGAGTTTAGATCAGCTCGTGGTGGATTCGTTATCCCGCAAGAGGTTTTTACCTATCGTGATAATTTAACTTCTACCAAAGGATCAGGTGTTTTAGAGAAAGCTGTTAACCCGGCGATTCAGATAGCTAAGACCCCTGCAGAAGGCCTTTTGGAGAGTTTAGGTGTTACAATGTATAATGGCCTACAAGGTCAATTTGTATTGCCGAGAATGGCTCAGGTTTCTTCAACATCTCCTGGTGAGACCCTTGGTGTTGCCGACGCTTCAGCTAACCCGACTGGTTTAACTTTGGCTCCCGTACGTACTGGTGCTTATCAAGTGTTTACCAAGGAATTGTTAGCGCAAACTAACCCTGGTGTTTATACACAGATTGTACAAGATTTGTATGATTCAGTATGGCGTCAAGTTGGTGCTGCTTTCTTCGATAATTTACAGTTGGATACCCCCGACGCTTCAGTAGCTATCGCAGGTGGAACTTTAGCTTATGAGGACTTTGTTGATCTTCAAGCTAACGTACCTTATGATTTGGGAAGTGCTGCTTACGTAGCGACCCCTGCCGTTGCCGCTTTCGCTAAGAAAACCGCAACTATTGCTTCAGTTAATGGACCAATATGGGAAGGCTCTATCATGGACGGTATGGTTGATGGAATACCTGCAGTTGGAACCGCTCTCGCTAATACAGATCACTTAATTTATGGTGATTTTAGCAAGGCCGCAGTTGGTTCATGGGGCTCTATCGAGTTGATAGTCAACCCTTATGAGTTTGATGCAGAAGGAATGATAAAAGTTACCGCAAGTGGATTATTTGATTCAGGTGCGGCTAATTACAGATTCTTCAGCTGGATTGCAGACGTTTCTATTTAATAGATTAACCGCAATATATGATCAATGGGGAGGGGGAATGGCTCTCTCCCCTTTTTAAAATAAAACCCCGTTTATTATGTTAACAGAGGAAAAAATCACGACTTCGAAAGTTCAGCTGGATTGGCCGGTTACGGTTGATAGGGCCAAGCGACATTTACACGTTGATATTACAGACAACGATGAGGATGATTATATTTTAAGCCTTATAAAAGCTGTTACAGATGAGGCCGCGAGTTATATTGGCAAAGA